CGGGTTCTATAAATAATCTAATTAAGAGGAAATATGCAATTACGACTCGCGTAGAAGAAGTTGAAGAAACTCCTGCGACCGAAACTCGTAAGGCAAAGATTCGTAAGGTTCCATATCATACACTAACCGAAGAAGGTCTAGCTTATGACCCTGTAGCAGAAGAAGCTCAGAAGGCCGCAGAAAAGCTAGCTGAGAAGGAGAGAAAGGCGGCTGAACGTGCCGCGAAGAAGAAGGCAGCAACAACTACAGCAACAGATGAATTTTAATTAAGAAAGGAGTAAAAATAAAATGAGTAAAGCAATTACAACGCAGGCAACAAATAAACTAAATCTAGTAGGAAAGCTTTTGAATGTACAGTTTGGGTCTGGTACTCTTTCTGATGGTAGACCCTATAAGCGCGCGAATGTAGTTATTCGTACAACTCAGACATATAATAATCAGAATGAAACTAGTGAAGTACCGATTAGCATCTTTGCGACGGAACATACTTCTACTGGTAAGGCTAATCCAGCATGGGCTAGCTTAAAGGAACTTGAAACGATGAAGTCCGTACAGGATTTTGGTCTAGAAAAGGCAGACCGTATTCGTCTAACTGGCGCTTCGCTTCAGGAAAATTATTTTATTTCTCGTACTGGTCAGCTAATTGATGGCTGGCAGATTCGCGGTTCTTTTGTTAACCGTGCTCAGGATACAATGATGGACGCCGCATCCTTTATCGTTGAGATTTTTATTATGTCAATGGATGAGGAAATCAATCGTGACGGTGATGTTACTGGTCGTCTAAAGATTAAGGGCGGCGTAGTCCAGTATGGTGGAAAGCTTGATGTAGTTGAGTTTTTCGTCGAAAATCCTGATACAATTGATTATATTACTCGTAATTGGGCTATCAATAAGACTGTAACTGTAAAGGGAAGAATTCGAGTTACATCTGAGGAAGTCGCACCCTCTGGAGAGAGTTCTGGTTGGGGCGAAGATGTTCCCGAAGGTCCAACTACACAGTTTGTTCGTGAACTCATTATTACAACTGGTGATGATGAACCAAAGGAAGATGAGTTTGCATATGACGAAAATGATATTAAGAAAGCTTTTATCGAGCGCAAGGCTGCTATCGAACAGAAGCAGATTGATGCCAGAAAGAAAGCCTCTACAAATACTTCTGCCGCAAATGCTCCAGAAACTACTGCTCATAAGTATGATTGGGAGTAAGGCGTAAGCCTTACTTCCTCTCTTATAGTAAGAGGTGATTTGAATGGCAGATATTGATATTTTCTCCTTAGAACCATCCAAGATTTCTCGTGATCTTAAGGGAAAGTTCCTATTGATTTATGGTCAACCAAAGACAGGTAAATCCACATTTGGAAGTTAGCTTCCTCGTGCTTTGTTTATGAATTTTGAACAAGGCACCAATGCACTAGCTGGTATTCGTGGTGTTCCTATTCTACGCTGGACTGATGCTAAAAAAGTACTTACCCAGCTTCGCAAACCGCAAGCAAAAGAAATGTATGATTCCATTGTTGTAGATACAGCTTCGATCGCTTGGCAACTATGCGAAAAGTATATTTGTCAGCGCGAAAATCAAGACAGTATTAGGGATATAGCGTGGGGTCAGGGTTGGAATATGCTAAAGACAGAATTTTCTGAGTTTTGGCGCGAGATAACGCTACTAGGATTTGGTATTTTGTTTATTGCCCATAGCAAAGAAAAACCGACAGAAATGCGGACAGAAGATGGCGAAGCTATTACTGCTGTCGCGCCAGATCTACCCAATCAAGCGTATACGATTATTAATTCTATTGTAGATATTATTGGTTATCTACAGGTGTAGATGAATCCTGATGGAACATCCGAAAGATATTTGTATACACGATCTACGCCTACTATATTCGCAGGTAGCCGTTATCAATACTTAGCTCCAAAGATTAAGTTTGGATATAAAGAACTAGTTGATGCTATTGGTGACGCCATCGACAAAGCTGTGGAGCTTGATGGCGCAGAAGTAACTGACCATACAGAAATTGCTCAGATTAAAGATCGTCCGTTTACAGAAGTAATGGCTGAAGCTAAAGAAATTTGGATTAAGTATTTGGAAATTGGTGGCGAAGAAAATAAAGACCAGCATCTGATGATTATGAAGGATATTATTAAGAAGGTATTTGGTTCTGAGGACTTTAAACTAAGTCAGGCTGTGCCTTCTCAAAGTAGCTTGGTTGAATACTTTATTGATGAAGTAAAGCAGCTTATGTGATTAATCATAGTTTTATGGAACAATACTTTGGTGTTGTTCCTTTTTTATTTGACTTTTTTTAGAACTTATTGTATACTGTATTTAGAATAATATGTAAAGGAGAAATATATGAAATTTACTCGTAAATGCTATGGATGTAAAGAAGATTTCCGTAAAGATGAATTAGTACAATATTTTTCTGCTTCTGGGAAAACTTCACAATGGTATTGTAAAGATTGTTTAGCACAGCGACTCTCGCGCGATAATTTTTCAACTAAAGTATGCCAAATCTTTGGTATTAAAACACCAGGGCCGCTTATCTGGACACAAAGAAAAAATTTAATCAATACTTATGGATATACTGACGAATCTATTATTGATTGTCTTGAATATCTATATCATGTAGAAAAACGTAGTACACTATAGGAAAGTTTAGGGTTAGTGGCGCCATGGTCAATGGAAAAAGCAAAGCAATGGAAAAAAGCGCAGAAAAATAAAACTTTGGGTATCGCGGCGGCGCTAGCTAATACAAAAATTACAGAAGAAAATATCGTTATACGAGAAAATAAAAAAGAACGAAAGGTTACAAGTTTGGAAGATGGCTTATTTGATGAATAAGGGGTGGATATATGACTCTTTCCGATAAATCGGCGTATCGTCAAATTATCGGTTGTCTAATGTTAAAGCCAGTATTATTGCTAGAATATATGGATATTCGAGTTACAGATTTTGATATAGATGTAATTCGTGTATGTTTTAATGCAATAAAAAAGTTATATGAAGAAGGAGCAATTGAACTTTCTCCGCTAGAAGTAGACCAAGAAATTGAACGAGTGGGCGGCCGAGCCGCACAGATTTATCAAAGCGGCAATGGTCTTGATTTTCTAAAGATTGCTTATAATAGCGCTAAATTAGGCAACTTTGATATGAATTATAGACGTTTAAAAAAATGCGCGTTGTTAAGAAAATTAAAAAATGCAAAATATGATATTAGTGAGTACTTTATTGATGATAAAGATGTAACTGACCCAGCACAAGAAGTTGAATTAAAAAAGAAACTTGATGAAGCGACACTTGAAGAAATATTAAATAGTGTTGAAAAGAAATATTCTGATATTAGAAATGAATTTTTAAATGGCGGCAGGATGCATGGTGACCCCGCGGAAGGGGTAATGAAATTGATTCAAGATTTACAGGACTCTCCTAGCGTTGGGCCAAGTTTAGAAGGACATATATTTAGTAGTGTATGTAGGGGTGCGCGCGAAGGATGCTTATTTCTTAAAGCGGCAAGTACTTCTGGCGGTAAATCTCGAACAAGTATATTTGATGCTTGTCATCTTGCTTATCCTAAACATTGGTCATTTAAAGAGAATTGTTTTGTTGAAGAACTTCAATTAAATGGTGAGCCAGTTGAACCACGAAAAGTGTTGTTTATAGTAACTGAAATGGATATTGAAGAGCTTCAAACAATTATGTTAGCTTATTTATCTGGAGTCGATGAAGACCATATTATTAGAGGTAAATATGAATTAGGTGAGCTAACAAGAGTAAAGATGGCCGCAAAGATTATGGAAGAATATAGTGGCTATTTTATTATTGAAGAAATTAGTGAACCTAATCTACAGAATGTAGAAGCCACGATTAGAAAATATGTGACTATAGATAATATTAAATATTGTTTTTTCGATTATATACATACTACCGCTAGCATGGTTACGCAGTTTACGAATAATGGGTTGCGCGAGGACGTAATTCTAATGTTAATGGCGAATCAATTAAAACAAATTGCAAAAGATTATAATGTCTTTATCTTTTCCGCAACTCAGGTTAATGCGTTGGGAATGAATGATGATGAGATGGCATTTAAAGATGAAAAAAGTATCCGTGGTTCAAAAGCAATTGCCGATAAATGTGACTGCGGTTATGTAATGTCACGTATTTCAGATAAAGGATGGAATACAATTCTTGCAACTTTGAAAGCTTCCGCGCGTGAAGGAGTAATTGACCCATTATTTTTGGAACCTGATAGACGACCTACTCATGTATTAGATATATATAAAATGCGGCGAGGCCGATATAAAATGATTCGTATTTGGACACGTATTCATTTGGGTACGGGTGAGCGTGAAGATTTGTTTGTAACAAATGCAGCGAATCAACCAATACAGGAGCCGCTTAACTTATATTACAGTTCTAAAACTAAACCAATTATAATAGAATAGGAAGAAGAATAAAATGGTAGCATCTTTACAAGGCATTGACCCTGACCTTGATTTACTTGATGTTTCAATACAAGATATTATTGATTCAATTACATTAGAGGATGTAAAAATATTCTTAGAGAGCTTGGGTGTTGAACAAATTGCACTATATGAAGATAAGGGATATTTAGTCTGTCCAACAATTTGTCACAATCCACTTGATGAAGCAGAATCAATGAAACTCTATTGGTATCAAAATAATAAAATTTTCCGATGCTATACTGAATGTAATGAAGCAATGTCAATTTTTACTTTATATCAAAAAGTAATGCGGATAAACTATCATCCAGTATCATTCGAGGAAGCAGTTGATTATGTTAAAAAATGTATTAAACATTTGCATATTTCAACGACAAAAAAATATAAACCAGATTTGGATTTATCTAAATATCAATTTGATAGCGAGATACCAGTGTTAACAGAGTATCCAAGTAGTATGTTATCTTATTTTACACATATGTATCATCCATCTTGGATTAAAGATGGAATTAAGCCCGAAGTGATGGATAAGTTTCATATCGGTTTTTCTTTAAGTCAAAATAAAATCACTATTCCACATCTAGATATAAATGGACGATTAGTTGGTATTCGTGGGCGTACATTAGATAAAGAAGAAGCAGAAATATATGGAAAGTATCGCCCAATGCAAATTGGTAATACTTTATACGCTCACCCGCTTCATTTTAATTTATATGGGGTTTATGAGCACCAAGATGGTATTCGCGCGCGAAGAAGTGCAATTATTGCTGAGGGAGAAAAATCTGTTCTATTAGATGATGGATATTATGGAAAATTAAGTAATACTGTTGCTTGTTGTGGTTCAAATATTAATAAATATCAAATCCGTTTGTTAACAGATATATTAAACGTAGAAGAAATAACAATTGCGTTTGATAAAGAATATACAAATTGTTATTCTGAACAAGCGCGTGCCTATCGTAAGAAACTTGAAAATATGTGTAAAAAATATAGCAATCAAGCAACTTTTTATTATATATGGGATAGAGATAACTTATTAAATGAAAAAGATTCTCCTTTTGATAAGGGAAAAGAAATATTTGAAATACTTTATAAAAATAGAATAAAAATACATTAAAGAAAGGGGTAAGCCATGAAATATAGATTAAGAAATAATTATAGTCAGGACCCAGAAAAGGCACTAAAGGAAATTCTAGTTGATAGAGGAGTTAAAGATGTACAAAAATTCTTATCTCCATCTAAAGCTTGTGAATATAATCCATATGATTTAAAGAATATAAATGAAGCCGCAGATTTATTACTGTATCATTTAAGAAAAGATAGCTCTATTTTAATAGTTGTGGATGCTGATTGTGATGGTTATACTAGTAGTGCTATTTTATGGTTATATATTAAGCATATATTTCCAAATGCACAGCTGGAATTTACCGTACACACTCATAAGCAACATGGTCTTGATGATAAGATAGATTGGATTGAAAATGAATGTAGATGGGACTTAGTTATCTGTCCTGATGCCGCGAGTTATAATGCACAAGAACAATTGCGGTTAGGACAATTAGGCATGGATTTTATAGCTATTGACCACCACTCGCAAGAATATGATTCAGAAGGAAATCCAATTGTTCCAATCACGCCTACTGCAATTATAGTAAATAATCAGCTTTCTCCAGATTATCCTGATAAGGCACTTTGCGGCGCTGGTATGGTATATAAGTTTTGTGAGGTTTTAGATAATAAATTAGGAATCAGTCAAGCACATAATTATATAGATTTAGCCGCGCTAGGTGAAATTGCGGATGTAATGGATAGAACCTATACTGAAACAAATTATATTATAATGGAAGGTTTAAAAAATATTCGCAATGATGGCTTTAAGAGTCTTATTGAAGCGCAATCATATTCATTAAAGGACAAAGCAATTGCTCCTTATGAAGGTCTTACTGCAATTGATATTGCTTTTTATATAGCTCCACTTATTAATGCCATTACTCGCGTAGGAACGATTGAAGAAAAAGAAGCTATGTTCTATTGTTTTATTGAACCTTTTAAAGAATTGCCAAGTACAAAACGCGGCGCGGCGCCAGGAGAAACAGAGACTGCTGCCGAGAAAACTGCTCGGATTGGGAAAAACGCCAAAGCGCGACAAGACCGAATTAAAGAACAAGCCCTTAGCATTATTGATTTTAAAATTCAAAAAGATAGTTTAACAGATAATAATATTATTTTTGTAGAAGTAGATGGGTTTGATAATATTCCACAAGAACTAACTGGTTTAATTGCAATGAATGTTGTTTCAAAATATCATAAGCCAGTAATGATTGGCCGCAGAAACTCTAATGACGAAGTACAAGGAAGTATTCGTTCTGATGGTAATTTTGCGGGACTGCCCAGTTTTAAGAAATTCTTGGAAGAAAGCGGGTTTACTACCTATACAGCAGGACATGATTCTGCGGCAGGCTTTGGAGTAAAAGGTAATCGTATTGAATCATTATTAAATTATGCCAATACTCATTTAAAAGCATCCGACTTTGAGAATTGTTATGTGGTAGATTATATCCTTGATGGTACACATGATAATAAAGATTTACTCAAATCATTGGTAGAACATCCAGAATATTTTGGTAATCATATAGATGAAATTAAGTTCGTTGTAGAAAATATTCCACTAATGAGTGTTATGCCAATGGGCGCGAATAAGGATAGTATGAAGATTTCATATAATGGAATTGATTATGTACGATTTAAAGATACGGAGTTTGTTGAACAGGTGATTCAAAACAGAACAAAAAGTTTAACAGTATATGGGCGCGGCAATCTTAATACATTTAATGGGCGCACTTCAATTCAGCTATTTATAGATGATTATGAATTAAAGGAGGATAATAGTAAATATGACTTCTGAAATCACTCCAGTAATAGAAATGAGATTGTACGTAAGAAACAAACATATGTTTGATAAAGAATTGTTATCTAATGTAATTAAAAAGATAGATTCAGATAAATTTAATTTTACTCAAGATGAAACAATGGCTATATATGGACTTTTAAGAAATCAATATATCCATATTGCAAAACACGATTTATTGTAAATTAATAAATTTTATATAAGGAGAAAAGAAAATGGATTGTTGTAATGATAATCGAGAAGACTTAATTCAGATATGTAAAGAAAAGTTAATTGAAGGTACTAATATTGAGGATAGCCCCGAAGAAATAGCAGTTATAGACAATATACTTACTAGAATGTGGTAGATGGGATGGTTAGACAATATAAAGTGATTGATTGACAAATAATAAAATCTATGATATAATAGATATAGATAAAAGGAGAGCGATATAGTGTCACAAGGTTATATATTCTTAGGAAGTGAAGATGAAGAACTTAATAAACGATTCATGCAACATGAATTTAAATTGGATGAAGATATGAAATGGTTTTCATTATATGATGAAATGTTATCTATTATAAGTGGTAATATAAATGATATTACTGAAGACCAGTGTATTAAATATGTTACCAATTCAAAAACTGGAAAAACTGGTAGTAAGCAATTATGTTATGCATTAGCACATTGCGCGTTATGTACCAAGCATCCAATAAATAACATGAGTCGTTATTGCGAGCCTTGTGAATTTTATCCTCATAAATATGATAAGGATGTGAGAATATGAGCAAGTATCCGGGGAGTCTTCATAATCACACAATGTATAGTAACGAGACTCTTCGTGACTGTATTAATCGTGTTGAAGGGTTAATTGATTTAGCAATTGAATTAGAGCATGAATGTATTGCAATCACTGACCATGAAACTATATCAAGTTATATTAAAGCAGAAAAGTATTATAAGAAGATTAAAGAATCACATCCAGACTTTAAGTTAATTCGTGGTAATGAGATATATCTTACTCGTAATGGTTTAACAGCAAAAAACTTTGATAAGACAAGAGATAGATATTTTCACTTTATTCTTCTTGCAAAAGATAAGATTGGATATAAACAGATTTGTCAATTATCTACAAGAGCATGGCAGCGCTCATATATGAGTCGGCGCCAGCGCAGACGTCCAACTTATTATCAGGACTTAAAAGATATTGTAAAGCCAAATCCAGGGCACTTGATAGCATCAAGTGCTTGCTTAGGTTCTCAGCTAGATAAGTTCTTACTTCAATATATGGATACAGGCGATGAAGAATTTTATGAAACTGCAAAACGTTGGTGTTTATATATTGAGGATATATTTGGTAAAGGTAATTTCTATTTGGAAATGCAACCTTCAAATGGAAAAGAACAAGTATTCGTTAATAAACAATTATTAAAGATTTCAAAAGAACTTGGAATTAAATATATTATAACAACTGACAGCCATTATGGGCGGCCGGAAGAAGCTAAAATTCATGAAGCATTTCTTAATTCACAAGATGGTGATAGAGAAGTTCGTTCATTCTATGCAACAACGTATATGATGAATGATGAGGAAATTCGTAGTTTCTTCCAATATTTATCTGTTGAAGAAATTGAGACCGCGTATAATGCAATTAGAGAGATAAAAGATAAGTGTGAAGATTTTAGTGTATTAAAGCCATTAAAGATTCCGAGTTTGCCATGGCGTAAATTTACATCCCGTAATCAAACAGAATTAGTAGAATATACATTAAAAATGCCAAATCTAATTAATTTTATTAAATCAATTCATTTCGCAGATCGTCAGTTAGTCTTAGCTCTTATAGATGGCATTGAAAAGCATGAGGACTTACAAAATGAATTAGCATATAAAGCGTTAGATGAGTGCTTAGGAATGACTTGGGAATCTTCACAAGTAAACAAGGCGCAATGGTCAGCATACTTTCTTAATCTTCAGAAGATTATAGATGAATGTTGGAATGCAGGAACAATTGTACTGCCGGCGCGCGGGTCTGGTATGGGATTCGTATTACTTTATGCGCTTGATATTATTCAAATAAATTGTTTAAGAGAAAAAACTAAGACATATCCTTGGCGTTTTTTGAATCCAGCTCGTGTTTCCGTACTTGATATTGATGTTGATATTGAGGGCGTTCGTAGAGCACAGACTTTGGAGCATTTGAGAAAGGTATATGGAGAAAACCGAGTATCAAATGTTGCAACCTTTAAGACAGAAAAGTCAAAATCAGCTATTCAAACTGCTTGCCGCGGCTTGGGCATAGATAATGATGAAGCAGCTTATATTTCTAACTTAATTCAAGCAGAGCGCGGTCAGGTTTATACATTAAAGCAAACTTATTATGGTGATGAAGAAAATGGAATCCCACCAAACCAGACTTTTATAAATGAAGTTAATAAGCATCCAGGGCTTTGGGAAGTAGCTCAAAGAATTGAAGGTTTAATTTGTGGTCAGGGTATTCATGCGGGCGGCGTTGTATTTACAGATGAAGATTTTACAGAATCTAGTGCTTTAATGCGCGCGCCCGATGGTACAATCATTACTCAGTTTGAGTTACATGACCTTGAAGATGTTTCAATGATTAAGATGGATTTGTTAAGCGTTGAAGCAGCCGATAAGATTCATGCATGTTTGGATTTGTTAGTTGAGCAAGGATATATTAAAGAAGGTAAAAATCTTAGAGAAACCTATGAGAATACACTAGGTGTATATAAGATAAATCGTGATGATAAAAAGATGTGGGATATGGTTCAGAACCATGAAATCGTATCATTATTCCAGATGGAACAACAGAGTGGTATACGTGGTATTTCATTGACACATCCACGTAGTGTTGATGAACTCGCAGTTCTTAATTCAGTTATTCGTCTAATGGCAACTGAAAAAGGAGCAGAAAGTCCATTGGATAAGTATGCACGATTTAGGGAACGGCCGCAAGATTGGGATAAAGAAATGATTCAGATGGGGCTTACAAATGAAGAACGTAAGATTATGCATCGTGAATTAGATATCTCAGATGGTATGTCAATTACACAAGAACAGTTTATGCAATTAGTGCAATTACCAGAATGTGGCGGTTGGGACTTACAGTTTGCAGATAAACTGAGAAAGTCTATAGCAAAGAAAAATCCTAAAGAATATGATGCATTAACAAAGCAATTCTTTGATAATGTAAAAGAAAAGGGATTAAGCGAAAAGTTCTGTAATTATGTATGGAATATCGAGATTGCATTGAGTCGTGGATATGGTTTTAATGCGGCGCACACGTATTCATATTCGATGGTGGCATTGCAAGAAATGAATCTTGCACGATTCTTTCCCATTATATTCTGGAATACGGCAAATCTTATTGTCGATAGCGGTGGTATTCAAACTGTTGAATATGACGAAGATGGTGAAGCATCTTTAGTGGTTGAAGCAGAACCTGATGAAGACCCAGATGAAGAAGAAGAAGAAGAGCAAGAAGAATGGGAAGAAGAAAATGAAGTAACTGAAGGTGAGAAAGAAGATAAGAAGAAAGAAAAAACTAAAAATATAGATTATGGCAAGGTTGCTTCGGCAATTGGTCGATTTGGTACTTATGGAATTAAAGTTTCACCACCAAATATCAATGGTTCTTCTTATACATTTACGCCTGTTGTTTCAAAAAATGAAATATTATATGGGCTTCGCGGCATAACAAGACTATCAATCTCAATTATAAAAGATATTATGGAAAAGCGTCCATTTGCTTCTATGGATGATTTCTTAGAGAGAGTTAAATTAAATAAAATTCAAATGTCCAATTTAATTAAATGCGGTGCATTTGATGAATTAGTTGATTTACCGCGAGAAGAAATTATGGCAAAGTACATTGATATGATTGCTGATAAGAAGCAAAGATTAACTTTACAGAATATGCAAATGCTTATTAATTATGATTTAATTCCAGAAGAATTAAGTTTCTGTAAGAAGTTATTCTTATTTAATAAGTTTTTAAAGCAGCAAAAGAAAGTTGAAAATTATCAATTAAATGATGCGGCTATCAACTTTATTGCAAATAATTTTAGTGCTGATTATATATCAAATGGGGTAAGTATTTCCGCAGTCGTATGGGATAATTTATATCAGAAAGGTATGGACCCTATGCGAAATTATTTAAAAGCGAATAAAGAAGAAGTTTTAAAGAAATTAAATCAAGCTTTATATGATGAAATGTTTAATAAGTACGCGGCAGGAAGTATATCTCATTGGGAAATGGAATCAGTATCATTTTATAGTCATCCGCATGAACTTGCAGAATCACAATATTTATATGATGATTTCTTTAAACTACCGGAAGAACCTGAAGTCGATTATATTTTTAAAGGTAAAGATGGTAATGATGTTAGAGTATATAAATTAAGACGAATTATTGGAACAGTTATTGATAAAAATAAGATGAAAAATACTGTAACATTATTAACGCCGACAGGGGTTGTAAATGTTAAGATTTATAAGAATCAATATGCGATGTTTGATAAACAATTATCTCAAAAAGGTATTGATGGCCGCAAACACGTTATAGAAAAGAGTTGGTTTTCGCGCGGAACTCTATTAATGGTTCAAGGAATACGTCGAGGAAGCGACTTTATTCCAAAGAAACGAAAAGATAGTTTTTATCCAGTAATATCTAAAATTACAGATATTCATGAAGATGGAACATTAGAGTTTCAAACCGAACGAATGGAGGTGATAGAATGATAGGTTTAGTAGATTTAGCATTACAAAGTTAGTCTAACCTTGAACTCTGCCCTCCTAATCTTGAGATAATGAAATTAGCCAGCTACTATTAGGCAGAAGAAAATATCTTCTGCCGATTAGTAGGATTAGATGAAACCGAATTAACTGGTTATGAAAAAATCTATATATTCAGTGAATTTAAAGAATATACAGATGTACCAGAAGCTTTTCGGCGCGCGAGTAATGTTATATATGGTGGTTCGGCTTTTACAAATGGAATATATGTACCATTTAAAAATAGTTTAATAGACCATACACTTGCGCGCACTTTTATTTATAAAGACCTTTTAAAAGATAAAATGGCACAAGGTGCGGATATAAATGCAATAGGACACTTGCTAGATGATAGCTATTATCGAATGATGGTAAATGATTAGAAATTGCCAATTCCGCCTATTATTCCTCGTAAACGAGTTTATTTATATGATAGAAATATCTTTACACCAGATTGGAAAGATACTTTTGAAAAAATACTTTCTCATGTACCTTCCAGTATCTATACTATACATCCTGTTTTTTGTAAAACTATAAATCAATTTATTGATTTATATTCTTTCTCAAGATTTTCTCGGCAAAATCAAATTATTTTAGATATGAATATTCCATTAAATGAAGTTAAATATTTAATGGAATATTATAAGAAAAAATTACTTGAACTAATAATTCCAGCTTCTAATGTAGCTATTAGTTTAGGTGGAAATTTTAAAACAAAAATTCAATATGAAAAAGATTTTATCTATAAGATGAAATTGTTTTATGCTTTTTGGAGCCAACATATTCCTATTAAATTAGTTTATACTGAACCTAATATTAAGAAGAATCCATTAGAGAACTTATCTCAAGCAATTGTAGAATGGAGTCATAATGGTTATAGAAATAAACGAAATATTTTTGAAAGAATACCAAAAGGAAAGAAAACGTCTCCAAGTATAGAAAAGCAAGAAATGGAATATATGATGAATAAGTATCCAAAAACAAAAACTTTATTCTATCAAACTTATGAAACAGTACAAGAAGGAGGAAAATGGTTATGACTGCTAACGAAGTACAAGCACAATATATTAGTCTTAATAATGAATTGCGTCGCGCGCTTTCAACTATGGAAAAGAAAGATACAATTACAATTATTAAGCAACAAATTAAGGAACTTCAAGAACTATGCCCGCATAAGATTAATGATTATTATGATTTTTCTAATGCAGATGAATGTCCATATTGTGGAAAAAAGTTTAAGGGGTGATTCAAATGGGATTACAGATTCGTAAACGTACAGGCCAATTAGTACCTTTTGATAAAGAAAAAATTCAAACTGCTATATGTAAAGCATGGCATGAAATTTATCCAACAGAAAAAGGATTCCCACCTTATGCTAAAGAAATTGCAGATGAAGTAGAATATGTTGCTCATGAAATGGATGAGCCACTTGGAGTAGAAGATATCCAAGAACTAGTAGAAGATTATTTAACTGATTATGATTTAAAAGTTAGTAAAGCATATATTAAATATCGCTATAAGCATGGTGTTATGCGCGCAAATTCAACTGAATTTATTCGCGCGATTAGTGAAAAATTAAGGGCTTCTAATGTACAGAACCAAAATGCAAATATAGATGAACATTCATTTGGCGGCCGCGTTGGTGAAGCTTCAGATGAAATGATGAAACAATATGCGCTTGATTTCTGTATGTCTGAAATGGCTCGTAACAATCATTTAAATAATGAAATTTATATTCATGATTTAAGTGCTTATGCAGTAGGTATGCATAATTGTTTAAGTATTCCATTCGATGATTTACTAGCAAAGGGCTTTAACACAAGACAAACTGATGTGCGCCCAGCTAATTCTATTAACACTGCTTTTCAGCTTGTAGCGGTTATCTTCCAACTACAATCTTTAATGCAATTCGGCGGCGTAAGCGCAACTCATTTAGATTGGACTATGGTTCCTTATGTGAGGAAGAGTTATTATAAGCATCTACAAGAGGTATGTACAATAGTACAGAACACTGATAATAGTACTTGGACTGTTGGCCCATTTGAAAGGAAAACTCTCCCAGAAATATTTGAAATACAAACTAAGAACAAAAAGCCGGAAGATATTAGTATAAAAGATTTAGACACATATGGTTACTTTCCAGCATCTGTATGTGATAGTGCATTAGAAATGACCAAAAAAGAACTTCAACAGGCGGTTGAGGGGATGTATCATAATCTTAACACACTTCAGTCTAGAAGCGGAAATCAGTTGCCTTTCACGTCCATTAACTATGGTACTTGTACATTACCCGAAGGACGAATGGTAATTCGCGCATTATTAGAAGGTTCTATTAAAGGCGTAGGTAAATATCATAAAACGCCTATATTCCCATGCGGTATTTTTCAACTTGGAAAAGGTATTAATCGCGCACCTGGGGACCCAAACTATGACTTATACCTACTCGCGCTTGAATCTACTGCTAAACGTATCTATCCTAATTATGCTAATATTGATTGGTCTGGAAATGCAGGATATGATCCAAAAGATCCAACAACGTATTTTTCAACCATGGGTTGTAGAACTGCGAATGGCGCAGACATAAATGCAGAACCCGGTGTCAATCCACAGCGTAAAGATGGCCGCGGAAATATTTGTCCAGTAACTATTATTATGCCAACATTGGCAATGGAAATAAAACAAGAATTGGATAATTTAATGTATCCAGATGGATATAGTGAGAAAGTATTTATTGATGCCTTTATGGGCCGTCTAGATAAAAAGATTCATGAAGCCAAAGATATGCTACTTGAACGCTTTGAATGGATTTGTAAACAGTCTCCCGCGTCCGCTAAGTTTATGTATGAAAACAATACAATGCTCGGCTATCATCCAGAAGAAGGTATTCGTTCAGCATTGAAGCATGGTACTATTGTTATTGGACAACTAGGACTTGCGGAAACACTTCAAATCTTAATTGGTTGCGACCACACCACAGAAAAAGGAATGGCGCTAGCGAAACGAATTGAGCAACTATTTAAAGATAGATGTGCAGAGTTTAAAAAGGAATATAAGCTCAATTTCGGTGTCTATTATACTCCTGCCGAAAACCTTTGTTATACAGCAATGAAAAAGTTTAAGGCCAAATATGGTGAGATTGAAAATGTCTCAGACCACGAATATTTTACTAATAGTATTCATGTGCCCGTATGGCATGATATTTCAGTATTTGATAAGATTGATATTGAAAGTCAATTAACTGGATATTCTAGCGCCGGATGTATTACATATGTAGAAGTACCTTCTGGAGTAAAGAATAATATACCGGCGCTTGAAACCATTGTTAACTATGCGATGGACCATGATATTCCATATTTCGCAGTTAATATAAAATTAGATATGTGTGAAGACTGCGGATTCCAAGATGAAATAAGCGATGTATGCCCAGAATGCGGAAGTACTAATATTCAACATTTACGCCGAGTAACTGGATATTTAACTGGTAATTATAAAACCGCATTTAACTATGGTAAGCAATGTGAAACAGAACAAAGAGTAGAGCATATTCATTAAAAAAATTGGGGCTAGGGAGATGAGCCGGTAGATGAACTTCTCCAAGGGCGATGAATCATAATCTATCCCCAAAAAAATTAGTCAAACTATGGAAGAAAATGATATAATTATTGAGTCGCATTATTACTTAAACTATGGAAGTAATAATGCTTCTCAATAATTTATTATGAGGTGTTGAATATGCCAAAATGCGGAATTTATAAATTTACTAATAAAATAAATGGACATATGTATATAGGCCAATCTACAGATATAAGCGCCCGGCGGCGAAGTCATATAAATGATGCTTATTGCCGCGGAAAAGATAGTAATTCTCCATTTCATAAAGCAATTATAAAATATGGAGAAGATAATTTTGATTTTGAAATTATAGAAGAATGTCCAAAAGAACTATTAAATGAACGAGAAAGATATTGGATTGAATATTATGATACATATCATAATGGATATAATGCTTCCCCTGGTGGTGACCATTGCGGGGAACGTTCAGATGGATGCCAATTATTATTATATGATTTAGATGGAAATTTTATAAAAGAAATGTGTAATATTGCATCTACTGCACGCGAATTAGGAGTCCATTATGGTACTGTATACCAGGTAATTCAAGGTATTAGAAAATCAGTTAGGAACTATCAAATCAAGCGTAAAGAATCTGATGATTTCCCTAAAAAAATTGCTCCTTATAATTCTAAACAAGGTGGAGCATATACAGTATTACAATTAGATAAAAATGATAATATAATTAATGAATATAAAAGTGTAAATGAAGCCGCTCGGCAAACAGGATGTGATTGCTCTACTATCTCCAAAGTCTGCCGTGGAAAATTAAAGACACACGGCGGCTTCAAGTGGAAATATAAGGAGGTAGATGATGAATGAGTAAAATTGCAGGAATCTATTGGGATGATACCGCGGCGGCGCCCGGTATCTCCCTCTCAGTGTATTTTTCGGGATGTCATTTCCATTGCCCCGGATGTCATAATCCCGAAGCACAAGATTTTAATTATGGAGAAGAATATGGAGTAAATATTCGCCAAGAGATTATGCAGAAGCTTAATAAAAATGGAGTAATGCGTTCTCTTAGTATTCTTGGCGGCGAACCACTAGCCGATGAAAACTTAGAAGATGTAATGAACTTAATTGGCTGGTGTAAGTTAGATTATCCAGATTTAAAAATCTATTTATGGACAGGTTACACCATTGAAGAACTAGAGAAACGCAATAATCGTACTTTAGACCATATTTTACATAATATTACATGCCTAATAGATGGCCGTTATGAGCAGGATAAAAGAGATACAACACTGCCGCTACGTGGTTCTTCAAACCAACGAGTCATTATGATGGAGGATTATTTCAATGACCGTTAAATTATCAAGAGCAATATTTGCAGGTATGGCTATTGCACTTGGAGGATGGGCGTTCTTATCAGCGTCCAATCCTCTTGTTGGCGCAGTAATATTTGCCTGTGGATTACTTACTGTAAGAATTTATGATTTACATTTATTTACTGGTAAGGTTCAATTTATGCTTACCAAAGAAAGTCCTTGGTATTATTATCCATTGATACTTTTATATAATTTTTTTGGAGTGGCTATAATTGCTAGCTTCTCATATACGATAGTGCATGATGCTGCTGTAACAGTAGTAGCGGCTAAAAGTGCTCAAACAGTATCAGAAGCATTAGTAAAAGGAATCGGTTGTGGAATGTTAATGTCTTTTGCAACATATAAGAATACTCCACTTTGGGCAACAGTACTTGGAGTAGCAACTTTTATTATTGCTGGCTTTAATCACTGTATTGCTGATTTCTACTATATGTTAGTAAGCGGCCAATTTAGTGTAAATCTATTCTTTACTATTTTAGGAAATATTATTGGTGGTATCTTATTTAGCGCACAAAAATTAAAATCTAATATTTGACAAACTCCCAGAAATCTGTTATAATAAGTTATAAAATAAGAGTGGTGATGTGAATGATGTACGCCCTTATAGGTTGCTTAATTATAGTTGGATTTCTGGGAGTTAAACTTTTTTAGAAGCGTCAAATAGACCAAGCACTTTTAAATGAATATAATGAATAGTTAAAAGAGATAAAAGAAAAAATTGCTTCTGAAAAAGAAACACTAACTCAATATGAAAGTAAATTATTAGATACATAGATTAAATGTAATACAGAACGTAATTTACTAACTGATATACGAAATTAGTTAGATAGTGCTACGACGAGTTTAACCGATGCGCGCGATGAATATCATAGATTAGTAAACGAGCGCATGGCAGAAATTGATATGTCGATGGAAGCCTAGCGAATAAGGCGCCAATAGGATTTAGATTCTGATTTTGAAACCAGAAAACAAAATATTGAATTAGAGCTTGAAAAAACTATAAGAGAATGTGACGCATAGGTTGAGCAAGCAAAAAGTACAATGGCAGAAATAGTACAAGAGTGCATAATGAAAAGTGGTGAATATCATGAAAAAATAGCCGATGCACAAGAACGATTTAATGCTATTGAACACACGCTTGCTTAGTATGAAAAAGATAAATAGGCAAAATTGTTTTATACAATTTAGTTACCAGAAGAATATCATGAGGATATTGAATTTTTATTAACTGCTGTCGCCGCGAAAGTACAACATCCAGATATTATTAGTAAATTAGTTTGGGCCGAATATGTTAAACCCAACTTAGATGATACTTTTAAGCGAATAGAAATCAAACCAGAGCCGGGTATTTATAAAATTACTAATATAGATACTGGTAAATGTTATATTGGAAAAAGTACCAACGTAAAAACTCGAATTGCAGACCACTTCAAGTCTTCTATTGGAATTAAATCTATAGCTGACCAAGCCGTGCATCATGCAATTCTTAAGGAAGGATTTTGGAATTGGACAATTGAAGTAATCACATATTGTGATAAAGATAAATTATCTGAACTTGAAAAATATTATATCGATTTCTTTAAATCACAAGAACTCGGATATAATAAAAATAGTGGAGGCTAATATAATGTCTAAAGAACAAAACGATCAGCTTCTGCCACGCGAAGACCTAATACAACGTTATGCTGATATTCATAAGATTTCCTATGAAGAAGCAGAAAAACGAATTGGCGCAGATACCGCAGAAGAAATTATGACTCGTATTACTAATGAAACAATTGAGAAAATTAATAATACGCAAGTTAAGTTAAATAGAAAACAGCGAAGAGCTTTACAGAAAAAGTATGGTAAAAATATTCTAGCTCTTGAGGGCACCAGTCCAAAAGAGCAGCAAGAAATAGTAAATGATACCGCTAGAAAATTAAATTATATTGATTTAATTCAAAAGTTTAGAGCATTAAACGAACAGAAAGAAAAGGAGAATAAAGAAAATGGCGAATATGATGACGAAGAAAACTGAAGTATACCGAGTAGATAGTGAGCATGAAGCGACGGATATTGTCGAAGATTACAAGGCTCGCGCGAATCGAGAGGGATATACAGTAACGAAAACTAAAGTAGATTATAAGTCAAAGAAAGATAGAAAGACAGGCGAACTCACAGAAGAATGGTGGGTAGTAGAAGTTACTGTCGCCTATGATATCTGAGGAGGATTAAATGAACGAACAACAGATTTTAGATGATTTTCTAGATTCAATACAAGTTATACTTAAACTTTCTGAAGAAGACCTTGATAATCAAGAATTAATTGAAATGCTTCAGAATAATTTGAATAATAGCGTTACTAAATCTACTGTCAATCAGATAATAGAAAATCTTGAGAGAGATAATGTCTCTAAGGAAGAAGCCGCAAAGGCAAGTGATGCATTTATTGATTTTATTACGCATCAGATTGACATATTAGAAAATATTAGTGATAAGAAACGTAACTTTATTAGAACATATATTCTTGCTCCAATTGTAGATGTTGTTAAGACTGCTACTGATAAGTATCATTCATATAGTATTGAACTTCCAATTAAACTTGAAGATGGAGCAATGATGCCAACTTATGCACATGATAGTGATGCGGCCGCAGACCTATATGCACTAGAAGATACTAATCTAAATGCCCATACTTATGGGAATAAGATTCGTACCGGCGTTAGCATCCAGCTACCAGAAGGTTGGCTAGCTATGATTCTACCTCGTTCTAGTATCGGGGCGCGCACTCCTTTTAGGCTTAGTAATAGTGTTGGACTAATTGATAGTGGTTATCGTGGCGAACTTGGAGTTTTATATGATAATACTTCTAATGAAGATAGCTTTATTCGCAAGGGAGACCGTATTGCTCAGCTACTAGTAATGCCAAGTTATCGCTTTAAGGGAATACAAGTTGATTCGCTTGAAGACTCTGACCGCGGCGCTGGCGGTTTTGGTAGCACGGGTAAGTAATGTCTACTATTAATATTTATACAGTACAAAACGCCTTAGAAGAATAGGGATGGAAATTACTGAGCGATACGTATAAGAACTTAAAAACTGAATTAAAGATAGAATGTCCCGAAGGCCATAAGACGATGCTAACATTTGAAAAATGGCGTAAGCACCCGGTATGTGAATAGTGTATGGCCGGAGATATATATAAAGTTAAAAAAAATAAGGTGCCCAAAAAGGACACAAATACTACTAGGATTCTTGCTTTAGACGCGGCAACCAATATTACTGGTTATGCGATTTATGATAATAAGACATTAGTAAGTTATGGTACATATCATACAAATGCAGGATTATCAGCAACCGAACGTATTAACTAGGTAAAGAATTGGCTAAAAGCCGCGATTGAAGAATATGAACCAGATTTTATTGGCGTTGAAAATATACAGCTTCAAAGCTATGGGCCACATCAATCTTAGGCGCAAGTAAAAACATTTTAGACACTTGCTAATTTACAAGGCGTTTTACTTGATACGATATTTGAAGCTTGTATAGATAGCGACTTAGTTTATTCTACCGAATGGCGCCAATATTGTGATGTTGGCAGCG